CTGTGCATCAACGCAAAACGGATTGACTTACAATCGGAGCATTCATACTGTTGAGTCTCTTAAAGATGTCCAAGGGTGTCACAAATTGGCGTGGGTTTGAAGCTCTACACCTTGGATTGGGGGCGAGCCAACAAGGGATCCGAACCACCTCAAACGGCGTTTCAATAAGTAACACTTGATTTCTTTATATTTTTATGACATCAAAATTTGATTACCAGTATGACATTTCTTTTGGTTTCTAAATTTTTCTCACTTCCTCATTATGATTATATACACACGACACTAATCTACTTCAATGGCAGCAGGTCGATTTGTTAACAACTTCACCCCTTTCTTAGTAAAGGGATTGAAGGGAGCTGGTAATGCAGCTGAGATGGCCATGAGGGCTGCTTCTTTAACAACCTCACCGACTCCATCTTTAACAAATGCTGGCACTGATGATGCAGCTCGATCAACAAGATCAAGTAAACCTGATTGGGATTTAGCAGCGGGAACAGCCATTTGTGACATAAACGATCCAGGAATGGTTTTCAATTCAAAATTAGCAATAACTTCGATTGATAACACATTTGTGGATGCTGCACAACCATTCAACGCTACAATTAGTGGGAAGAATGGTGGCACAGTGGTACTTGCTGTAGCCATGACTACAAATTCACGTGCTAATACCTTATCAAAAGGGCGACCAACAGTGTAGACTAGAAGGTCACGAACAGCAAAAGCTTCAGATTCCATATAACCTGATAAAGTGTTATTATAGAACGTTCCTTGCGTTATTCCAGCAGGAGGCAGGCCCAAAATACAGACACCTTGAGCAGTAGTCCAAGGTTCTGTGGTCATTATCTTGGCTCCCCAATTGACACATCTAAATGATTCAAAATTCGAATTTAGAGAAGTATAGTTTGGATCTGAAACTGAAGACCCCCAAGTGATGACACCGGTGGAAGTACTAATAGAAGAGGCCCCAACATAAGCATTTACTGGTTGGAATGGCGTAATTGAAAGAGCTCCATTCCCATTTGCATCAGTGGCAAGAGTGAGGATATATCTTGATTGGAACGGGATAGTATAACTACCCATACCATCAGGATATAACACTCCCAACGCACCCCTGCAAAAAGGATCATTAAGGGAACAGATCTTCTCAATTAAACTCTCATATTTAGTAGATGTCATCGACACAGGTCTTGCATACTTCGCAATTGTATCGGAATTACCTGCAATCTGAATTGCACGATTTTTACTTTTGCTGACTTTACTTGATTTCTTATTTTTCTTGCTTCGACTTCGTATCTTCGCCATGAACTCAAAGAATTATTTACAAAATTTACAGTAGGATTAATCACCCATGGAGGCCGCTTATATCCAATTCACCATGTTGATAAATGACAAGGGCGGTTCTTTAAACGTCTCAATCTCATCTAGTAAACATTCAATAGAATCGAGATATTTCTCGAAAGCTATTTGCGCATCGGGAATAATACCGAAGGCAATAAAGAATGTAAGACGAGCGAGAGGTGTAATAATAGAACTCTTTGATGTCAACCCTTTGGACATATTCAACATACCTGATTCAAGTCCAGTGTGTGTCCCAAAACCTTTAGCCCCTTTACTTGACCTTAGGTAAAGAAGATAAAAATTTTGTAACACAGGTACACCACTGGCCAATGCCAGGCCGCAATCACCAAGAGATTTATAAAAGTTACGAACTGATTTGTATGATGTGAGAGGTAGGAGAGTGTGACAATCTTTAGCAATACAGTTTGGTACTAACCGAGTCATTATCCAACGACCATCGGCAAAAATCGGTTTTGTCTGGCAAAACTCAATTTCTGGTATCATCTTAACTGGTGTAGCTACTTTCATAGTAAAACCCATAGTTTCAAACCATGGTCGAATATCATCATAAAATAAATGAATATCTGAAGCTGAGACAATTAAGCCGCAGTCATCTCCGTCATCAATCATTCTAAAATTAATTCGATACTGTTTTATGAAAGTATACAACATAGAACACATTAAGAGAACATTCCCAAGAGCAGTATTCATGTCACCACTAGCCCTTCCTCCATCTGAAGTATATTTAATAACACCATCATCCAAATAAACCCTACCTACATTATTCAATTGCTGACGCAGTAGACGTCGTAAAATCTTAGCATTAACACCACGGTAATGGGCAGTATAAACTGCATGTTCCCATGACAAGGCATATTTACGAACGTGTTGATCAAATCTACTAGCATCCAAAGAGATCCAGACAGGATTGGTAATCTGATCCCAAGCATGAACAATGGAGGCTGCACGATCAAGTGCATTTAATCCCTTCATGACTACTTTTCCTCCAAAACCCATTATACGATCTATGATCTTATAAATTTTATGTTCCAGGGGTTTTAGGAACACACCTACTTCAACATTGTATCTAGGACTTCGAGGTTGTATTAGCCGAGGAGCAGGATCTGGTTTAGCGGGTGTAAGATTGACCTTTTCAGCTTTGACAAACGCTCTGATTACTGAGTCCTTATTGACCAAAGGAGACACCCTCAGTGAATCAACAGCTGACTGATAAATTGTTCGTCGGCGTCCTGCATAGCAATCCACGAACTGCTCCGTGGAGAGCGGGACCCCTATTCCCAACATACCAGTCAATTTGCCAAAAATTGGTTTCAATCTACGCCAAAAGATTCTGCGGTTTCCTGCTGGAGGCGGCTGGAATATTCCATTTTTCTCCACAAAGAAAACCCTTTCAGAGACCGCGCGGGTTGCGTTGGCCAATGAATTATCATGAATCACATACTGGTTCATTGGACTTATTGGAACTCTATACACAGTACGTGATCTCGCTACGCCTGGCCTCAGTTGAATTGCGATCTGGGGTGCAACAATTCTGGGTTTTGAATTGTACCCTTTCAACCTTGCCAAGCGTCCCTAAGCAGAAGGAGCATAAGCATGGTAAAGTTCTCTAATAGTATTAATACTATTATCAAACACTCCCATGTATGAGTATGACCTCATAGCCATTTGAAGTTCTAACTCCCTTCGAGTTGGAGTGAATGCATAATACATCACCCGTTCAAAGATCTTAGCTAGTGGAACTGCTTCAATGGTCTTAACAACATCCTCTTGACTACCTAGAAAAATACGAACCGCATGAACATTTGCTTCAGTATATTTAGGAATACCAAACTTGATTCGTACGCGAGCTCTTAAAATAGCAACTACCCGACTTGCTCTGTAACGTCGAGCACGACGTCTCACCACAGGAAGCGGTGCTGGATCAGGTTGTGAAACAGCTAGTTCAAATGCGGGTGGGATAGCATGAACTTCCGCGTCTACAGTTTCGTTTGCTGGGGTATCAGCGTGATTAACGGCCAATTGTTGAATATTATCTCTCTCAACAACGTGCATCACTGGGGGAGGATTAGGAATTTGCGCATTAGGTGTAGCCGAAATCAAAGCGACAGCGGCCCTAAATTCCTCGTCCCATTGGATCTCTTGCACCAAGGAGAAATGTTCTCCAGTTAGAGTAAGCTCCTCGAGATCATGATCAAATACCTCATGATAGATGGCGTTAGACACTCTCCATGAACCTATGTGTAGTTGCATCAACCATTTGATGCGTGATACTTGCAAACCTAAGTAAAACATGCTATACATAAGTTTAGGGAGAATCCATCTATAATACACTATCAAAACCCAGGGTCTCAAAGTGTCAGATTTAATTCCGACAAAATGTGCAAATATCTCAGCTAGTGTATCTGCTGGGACATTAGCAACCCGGAGTGGAAATTTCACTACCTTCCAAATAATACGGGAAAGGTAGCCCATCACTCCGGATAGACTGCCATAAGATGTTCTCAACAACATCTCCATGACCGGTGAAGAAATAATCCTAGATGATAAGATATTATTTTGTTCCATATAGAAATATAACTATAGTTTACTTATCACTTTGGTTACCTTAGG